TGCATCCCACCAGCTCGCCCACGCGTCGATGACCAAGCGAGCACCGGCGGGCAGGCTCCCGCCCCACGCGCAGACCTGGCGGTCTCCCTGCCTGATCTCCAGGCCGGATACCGGGCCTTTAACGCTCCACATGGGCCGCGCAGGGCCAGTGCACCTCGAGAGGGTGGCCAGCGTGCCTCCAGTGACTATTTCTTCTTCCGGCTCCGCCTTCCACACGCCCTCCAAGAGGGTGAGGATCAGGGAGACTTTGAGCAGTCCAGCCGAGTGTTCTTCGGTGGAGCTTCCGGCGGTGACGATGCAGCGCTGGGAGCAGAGCTGCCCGGCGATCATCATCGAGACAGTGGTTTCCCTGCCCACCTGGAGCGCGTTGTAGAGGTCAGCGAGGTTCCGATCCCTCTGTGCGCGTCCGCCATGGCCTCGGCCCGCGTCTGTCACGTGGAGCTGTAGGGCCATTTGGGACGATCCGAGGCGGCCACGCTCACGCGGGAAGAACGCACCGTCCGCTAGTGGGGCTTGGGTGAGTCCAAGCTCCATAGGGGCCAGCGGGCGTTCTCCCGTGGCGTGGAGCAGGTACCAGCGGCCTTTCGGGTCGACCATGGGCACGCCGGAGATCTGGAAGCCGCGTGTGGGCTTAGATGCCATTTATAGACTCCCTACCAGGCGGGCCAGGGCCGCGCCTTCGCTCTTGTACTCGCTGTCCGGCTTAGTGAAAGCCGTCTGAATGTTCTGGGTGAAGTTGACTACCGTCTGGGCCGTCGCTGAACGCTCCGCCTGGCCCTCCGAGGCGCTGCCGTTCGCGTGCTGAGAGACTCGCCCCGGCAGGTAGGTTCCTCCGAAACGCGAGGCGACCTCGGCGAGTATTCGTTCGCTTCGGCGGCGCTTCATCCGAGACAGCGGGATGTATGCTTCACCGCCCGTCTCCGGCTCCGCCCACAGCCTCATCGCACCGGCTGGCGCGATCTGCGCGAGGTGGTTTTCCGTGCCGTTCGCGAAGCCAAAGACCGGCGGGCGGATACCACCGTTAGCGAACGTATCCGGGAGCAGCTGAGCGCTCTCGCCGTGCTTGCGGTAGTACACGTCAATGTATGAACTCAAAGAGTTGATATACCGTTGCGCCTGCTCAGCCCGGGCCGAAGCGTAGTCGTTCGCGTAGATCGACATTGCAGCCGAAGTGTTGTCGCCCTGGCTCTTCGACGCGGCCAGCACTTGCTGGAAGCGGCTGTTGTTCGCGTCAATAGTCATCACGCCGGTTGACGTGTTGACCTGAGCGAGGCCCGCGAACAGCTTCGCGGTAGCCGGTTCGCTGTTCGCGTCAATCGCGAAAACGCCCGTGGACACCTCCACCAAACCAAGGGTTTGCGCGAGCTGAGCCACAGCCGGATCGTTGTTCGCATCCAGCGTGAGTATGCCGTTCTTCTTCGCCGTGGACTCGATGAAATCATCGATAGCCCTCTTGCCCTGCTCGGTATCAGCCGTGAACGTCATCTGCTTGACTTCCGGGATACCGCCCAGAGTCCTGATCAGATCGTTAATCTGCTCTTTCGGCACTCCGGCTTTCTCGGCCATCTCAGCCAGCGCCTTGCCCCACTCCTCAGTCTTAGCTTTCGCCTCTTCCTGAGTGTGGCCGGTTTTCTCAAACGCCCGCGCTTCGTCTTGGATCGCTTGAATTTTGTCGCGCATACCCTGAACGAACCAGCGGTTGTTCTGGTTGAAAATATCGACCTTCCCGTTAGCGTCAGCCATGACCTGGCCGTGCTCTTCAATCGCCTTGTTCAAGCGGTCTGAAGCGTCGATATTCCGAAGCTGCGCGTCAACCAGACTGCCCTGGGCGGCGTTTTGGGCACGCATCGCGTCAGTGGCCTTGTCGATAGCCTGTTGGCGCTGGCGCTCAGCCTCCACGGCCCGCTCGGCCTCAGACGTGCTCTTGCGCGTCTCGTCCTGGGCGCGCTGCAGCTCTTCGCTTTGGTCTCGAAGGCTTTCCGAAGCTTTAGAGACGTTCTCTTTAAGTTCCTTCGTAGCTCCCGAGTAGAGGGCCACACCCGGCGCGCCAGCTCGTTCCGCGAGCTCGTTCTGCTTGAGTTCTTCGCGCTTCGAGGCCAGCGTCTTGTTCACGCGCTCCATGGCCTCGCCTTCACCGGCGACGGCTCGGACATAATCATCCGCAGCACCGCCCAGGGCCACATACGCGGCAAGCGCACCGTCCTGTTCAGCCTTGTTCCGCACCAGCTCACGGGTGTTCGCAGTTACAGATGCCGTCGTGCGGTCGAGAGTCTCCTTGTACTCTTCCACCCGCTGAGTGGCCTCTGCCTGCTTCTGGGAATAGGCGGCGAAAGCACCCGCGAGCAGGGCTACCGCGCCGAGGGCGAGGTTAGCGGGAGAGAGCAGCGCGCCGAAAGCACCGGCCAGGGCCGAGCCAGCGTTCTTGGCCAGGGTCGAAAGCTTGAAGACCCCCGTCCCGGCGTTAGCCGAGGCTTTACTGACCTCTGTCAGCGCGTTACCGGCGTTCTGGGCGGCTGGGCCGAAAGTTTTCAGCTCGTTACTTACATTCTTCGCGGCTGGGACGATGTTCGAGGCCAGGGCCGCACCCACGCCCGCTGTACTCTTCTCCGCTCTTGCCCACACCGTACCCATGTCCTGGACCTGGGCGACCAGGTTCGCGATCACTCGGCCAGAGGTCGCACCAAGGTCCGTGAACTTCGAGACCAAGGGACCTAGCGGCCCGTGGAGTGCTGCTAGGGCCGTTATGGCCGCAAGAATCGGTGTAGGTAGGTTCGCGAACGATGCTGCCAGCTCAGCTCCGGCTGTGGCCACAGGTGCCAGGGCCGAGAGTACCGAGACCAGGGCGGGAGCCAGGGGAGAGATGTTCGTGAGGAACGTTCCGAGGCCTTTTGCTCCGGACTCTAAGGCAGGGGAGAGGTCTTTAATCAGTCGGATCGCGAGGTCTGCGAGCTGCTTCGCGGTGGAAGCGAGGATCTTCTCGCCAGGCTTGAAAGCCTCACCGAAAGCGCTGCCCGCCTTGCGCAGCTCAGGGCTCGCGGCGATCAGAGCGGCCACACCCACGGTTAGCGGTCCCATGGCTGAGGCCAGCTGCCCGATCACCGGGATAGGCTGGAGGGCGAAAGTCATGAGGGCGGCTGTCGTTCCGCCGATCAGAGGCGTGTAAGACGTGAGCTTTTCGAGCTGCGCGCCTGCCCTGGCTGCGTCGAACTTCTGTAGCGCGTTGTTAGCCGCGTCCAGGCCCTTGGAAATGTTCTTGAACGCCGGGCTGAGGAAGTCCTCAATACCTCCCTGGGCTTCGCGCAGGCGCTTTTGGAAGGTTCGCAGAACGTCCGCGAGCTTGTTGCCCCACTCGACCGCGCGGCCGCCTCCAGCCGGATCGATGAACATCTTGCCGATGTCCGCGCCGATGTCACGGTTAGCCGCCTTGATACGGTCTGCAGCTCCAGACCACTGTTGCTTAATCGCGTCGGTCGCACCGCCGAACTTCTCCATCATGCCCTTGGTCAGAGCATCGATAGCCTGGTCTGCGTCGATCTGGTTCTTGGAGATCATCGCCTTGACTTCGGCGGAAGATTTGCCGAAAGCCTTACCGATAATCTCGGCGGCGTTAATGCCGCGCTGGCCTAGCTGGATGAGGTCTTGGCCGGTGATCTTCCCGGCGGCCTTGATCTGGGCGACAACGAACGCCAGGTCTGCCAGTTGCTGCGATCCGCCACCGGAGGCGGCCACGGCGTTCTGCATCGCGTCGAGCAGCGGGATGACCTTCTCGACTTCCACGCCGAAGGCGATCAGCTGTTGCTGGGCCGAGATAAACGTCGCCTTACTGAACGGCGAGTTTTGGGCGAGTTTGCCGAGTTTCTCCATCTGCTCGTTGACGGCCTTCTGGCTGCCGAGCATGGTTTTCAGGGCCGCGTTCGCGTTCTGTTGCATGGCGTTGTACGCCAGGCCGGTGCTCAGGGTGTTCTTGCCCAGGGCAGCCACGCCTACCGTGGTTGCAGCTGCAGCGGTTGCTGCGACCTGCAGGGAGGCTTTCGCGCTGCGGCCCAGGGAGTGGAACACGCGGTCCACCACGCCACCCTGAGCCTGCACATCGGCGGTGAAACGCTGAGTCCTTCGGGTTGCCGCGTCCATCCCGGCCGTGAAGCCCTTATCGTCGACCGTGATTTTTGCGATCAGGGTTCCGAGGTCAAGCTGACTCATACGTTTCGCCTTTCGTTATTCGGTTTACTGTGGTGGTGGGAAGAGCCGGGCGAGGCGGCTATCCGGGATGTCAAGAAGGCGCATAACCAGGGAGTGGAACCACGGCCATGGGGACTCCATCGCCTGCCAGTCTGCGAGTCCGTAGAACTGCATGAGGTCGGCTGCGACGTACTCCCACCTGGCTGCGATCTCGGCCCAGGCGGGCGCGCTGTCTTGGGGCTGTGGAGAGACGGGCTTCAGGTCCTCTGGGATCAGGTAGTCCTCATATAGAGGCGTGCCATCGTCGCAGTATCCGACGATCTCACCCACGCCATACGGTGCCCACTCTTGGGGCGTTACCGGGCTTTTGGGGCGCTGTCCTCGGTCTGGAAAGCGTGAGCCATGAAAAGCTCCACGGCGGCCTCGTTACCGCCGTTAGACCAGTAGATCAGTGCGGCCTGGGTGGCTAGGAAGATGTAGGAAGCCGGGCAGTCCGAGTTTGCGAGGCGCTCGTATTCTGCTTCGCCTAGCAGCATCTTGGACAGTTCTTCGTTTGTCTCTGGCCAGCCGTCGATCTCGATCTCGCCCTGGACGTTTCCGGCGGCTTCGTCGCCCACGCGCTCCAAAAATTTCTGAATGAGCAGCCCGGTTCGTGTGTTCGGCACTGGGCTAGTGATTTCCCAGTCTCCGATCTTCAGGGTAAGGGGTTCGTAGGGTGCGTACTTCGTAAGGTCGAGCATGAGGGGAGTGTCTTTCGAGAGTGAGGGGTATATGAGAGGCCGCCCGCCTCCGGGAGAACTAGTCAGAGGCGGGCGGTGTGCGGCGATGGTCAGGCGGGAAGCGGGTAGGTGGTCGCAGGGTTGACGATGGTATTTCGCGCGCCCTGGCTGTTCAGGGTGAAGTTCCAGCCGGAAAGCTCAGCGTTGCCGGTGGCCGCGCGTTCCACACTGACCGTGGCGGTAAGCTCGTAGGCCTCCTTGGAGTTCGGCTTACCCTTAACCGGCTTATCGTAGTAGCGGACCTTCACCACGCCGAGGCTGCCTACAGCGTCAGGGCGGGTTGCCGAGAGAAGCATCTCGACCTCGGGCAGGAAGTTGCCGGTCTTGAGTCGGTGCATCTGGACGTAGAAGGACAGCGACGGGGTTTCACCGACTCGGACCGGGTGGTCAGCGCCGTTATCGTCGTAAGTGGCTGCGTCAACCTCCTTAGGCGAGACCGTGGGGTTCACCGAGGAAATGAAGCGGATCGGCTGCCACTCGTTCCTTTCTTTGTTGTAGATATCAACACCATACTCATACGAAAAGCCGTACTGTGTGGGTTCTGTGGTTCCGCTTGCAGGAGAAGCTGCTCCGGGGGTTCCCTGGGTTTCAGGCATGGCTTAGTTTCCTTTCGTGTGGAAGATTAATTGAAAGTTGTCTGTGCGGTGGTCGAGGCCTTTTTCGTCGGCTCCGAGTTGGGCGGTGGACAGGTGGATGCAGCGGTCTACGTGGAGTGCTCCCCACTGGGCCGCGTGCACGCCGTGCAGGGCCTCTACTGCTCGGTCTGCGAGAATGTCAGCGGTGGGAGATGCACGAACGTGCAGCTGCACATTCACCATGATGGTGTCGCTACCTGGGAGGGGTAGGGCTTGGCTGTAGACGTTGACGGCTGCGGCTGTGTCCCAGGGCGCGGGCAGTCGTTTCGCCGTGACGGGCACCTGGCCCGCTTCCGGCTTGTAGGTGGCTGTCGCGCCTGGGTAGTAGAAGATTCCCGCCTGGGCGAGATGCTGGCACACCGCGTCGATGACTTCAGCGATCATGTTCAGCCTCCCCTCGCGATGGTTGCGGAGATGATCTTCAGCATGGTTGGTGCCTCAGAGTTCATCGGATCCTCTAAATACTTGGCTTTGCCACCTTTCGGGTGTCTGTAGCCGAGTTCTTCGTGCTGCCTGACCGCGTAGGGTCGGTTGAACGTTACAGCCGCCTGGATCAGGCCCAAGCCGCTGAGGTTCACAGCTGAAGCACTTCGGCGCAGGTCTCCCTCATCCACTGGTGCCTGGCGAACCGCCTGGGTTCGCAGGTGTTCGGCGGCTCGGATCACTCCGGCCTGGGCGCTTTCACGCGATCTGGCTTTGACTAGCTCGCCTCGCCAGGTGCTTCTAACGACGATCCCCATAAGCGGCTCACGCGAGGTTCAGACGCACGAAGCTGGGCAGGTCGAGCCTCATAGGCATGACGCTTTCCACCGAGATGATGGTTGTCTCGCGCCCGGAAGGCAGTCGCACCATGGTTCCCGGCTCCAGATCCTGCCTAGCTCCGGGTGGAATGGCCGCCTGGGCGGTGGAGACGATCTCAGCACCGTTCGAGTCTCGAACCAGCTTGTTCTCTTCAACCACCATGCAGCCCTGGACTAGCCACTCGGGGCCTTTCTGCGGGCCGTAGGCCGTCTGCACGGTCTGCCAGGCTGTGATCGTATGATTTCCGAAGATTCCCAAAATGTTCACCCGATTACCTCCGGCTGTGCGAGATGGATTCCTGCGAGCCCGAGAGTCAGGCGTGCCTCGAAGCAGAGGACCTGGGAGGCTTCCCAGCGTGCCTGGGCGGCCTTTTCGGCTCCCGCGTAGTGGACTGACGCGCCCATGAGCGAGGCCTGCGTGACCTGGGTTGCCTTCAGGGCTTCGGCTCCGGGCGAGAGCTGGTTTTCTTCCCAAAACGCCACCTGCATGTAGATCGCGTCTCGGATCGCTGCAGCTTCGCCCTCAGTGCCTCGGCGCGTGCAGCACCGCAGGTAGGACTCGACCAGGCGGGCCGCGCTCTTGATGAGCCGGGCTGCGGTAGCCGTTGGCTCGGTTCGGCCTTCCAGCGTGCACCAAGAGGTGTACTCGGCAAGGTTCGGCGTTTCATCGGCCACGCTGGCCTCCCTTCCGTGGGCGGCGGACTGCCTCGGGTCCCCTCGCGCATCGGGGCAGCCCGCCTAGTCTGGGTTACTTCTTGGCCTTGTCCTCAGCCTCGGCCTCGGGTTCAGCCTCAGCCTCGGGTTCAGTGCCTTCAGGTGCGGAGCCGTCCAGGCCGAAGCCCTGGCGGATGAAGTAAGCGATAGCGTTCTCATCCTCGGTTTCGCCGAAGCCGTCAACGAAGTGAACGCCTACGACCTCACCGGTAAAGCCTTCAACAGGCGTTTGGATACGCATAAGCCAATCACCGAACCTTGATGTTGCGGAACACGGCTGCGGCCTTGGTGGACTTCAGAGCAACGGCGACCGGGCCAAGTTCCACCTCACCGCGCTTGACCGCACCGGGGGTGGTGAAGTCCGGCAGGAACTGACGCACAAGGTGGCCGGTGGTGGTGGCAACGCCGTGGAAGCCGTCCAGGCCCACGCGGTAGGCGTACAGGTCGGTCAGACCAGTCTCGGCCTTGGTGGCAACCTGGTGATCGGTGACCTTGATGATCTGCTCCGAAGAGCCTGCCATATCGCCTGCGTCAACCAGGATGATGTCGCCGTACATCTCACGGTTGATCGGGCGGCCGTTCGGGCCGAGAAGGCCCTCCATGGGGTTCTTGGTGTACATGCCAGCGCGGCGTGCGGCTGCGCGGACGCGAGCCAGAACCTGCTTGTTACCGACCAGAACGGTGGGCGTGCCGTCGAGCATCGACAGGAATTCGTCGAGGGCATCAAGGGCCTTGAAGGCGGCTCCGTTGGTGTCAAGGTCGGTCCAGTCGGTGACCTTGCCCTTGCCGTATTCGGTCGAGGAGCCGGTGAGGGCCTTATCCAGGCCGTCAAAGCCGTTCGCATCCTTGGCGGTGTCGCCGTTGATAACCAGGTCCTGGAACTTGGCGCGCGTGGACTTGATCTTCTGAGCCATGTTCAGCGCGACGCTTCCGGAGGCTGCCGGGCCGAGCGAGGCGAGAACGCGGTCAACCGAGAACGAACCGCCCATGACGGCCAGCGTCACGGTCTTGGTCTCGGTGGTTACGTTCTGGTCTGCGTATTCCGTGTTGTATGCACGGGTTGCAGCGGTTGCCTCAGTCTTCAGACGGCGGTACCCGTAGGTCAGGGTTGCTCCGCCACCGGCCGGGTTAACGGCGGTGTCGAAAATGAGCGAGTCAAGGATGGCGGATTCCTTACGGAACTCATCAATGACATTGAGGTCAATATCGTCGGTAGTGTTCTTCTTGGACTCTTCGAGAGTGATTGCTGCCATTTTCAGGCGGTCCTTTCTCTAGGTGGATTCAGCTAAAGCGAAGCGCGATAGCGTCTTGGAGATTTTTCGGCTTTTCTGCACCGCTCCCGGCGGGTTTATCGATTGCCGAAGCGCCGGAGACCGCCTGGGTCTTGGCGAAGTGCGGGTGCTCCTTGGTGAAGGTAGCGATAGCGTTCTTGACGGCCTCAGCGTCTGCGAGGTCTACGTCTTTGAGGGCTGTGTGGAAGCTCTGGGAGTCGAGCAGACGTGCCGGGTCTGCCAGGTCGCCTGCGGCCTTGTAGACGGCCAGTTCAAGGGCTGAGGCGTGCCCGGCGGCCTTGCTCTCGGCTAGCTCTGCGGTCAGCTGCTCTACGGTCAGTTCAGGCGCTTCGTTGCTCTTAGACAGTCCGAGAGCCTTGCTGATTTCATCAAGGACGGCTCGGCGGGCTTCGTCAGCCGCCTTTTCCTTACCGGCCACGCGGTCCTTAGCTGCTTCCTTGCGCAGATCCTTAATCATCTTGCGCAGCTGTTCGGGATCAGAAGGCAGGCCGTCGGTGGTGTCCTCGGGCGCTGCCTTGGTCTCTTCGGCCTTAGCTTCAGGCTCGGGAGTGGTTGCCTTGGTTTCCTCGATGGTTTCTTCGGTGGTGGTCTGCTCGTTCATGAGGGGATTGCCTTTCGTAGATTGGTTTGATAGGCTTGGGGGTGCCGGGTTGGTACCCCCCGCGAGGCTCGAAATAAAAGCCCGTCAGAAAGCGGGGGCTGAAGGCCCGGCGTTTTCTATTCCAGGGGGATCTCTTCAAAGACAGCGCCGTTTTCGGCCATAACCCACAATCTCCGGATCCGGTAAGTGTCCTTACCTACGTTGTACGTGGTTAGCTGCTTATACAGCTTTGGTGTGAGTTTCCGTTTTCCGAGATCCACAACGAAGAAATCTTTAGTCACGTCGCTGTCAAGCGCGCTTTTCACAGATCCTTTGATTCGTCTGAAAACTGACTTCTTCGTGGCTTCGGTTGATTTAAGCTCGCAGATCTCGTTCTCCCCATCAAGCCAAACGAAATCGTTTGTGGGCTTGCGGCCTTCTCCTGGAATCAGCGGTGCGCGTGGTATCCACTGTGCACGGTGGTCTAGACGCTCAAACCTTTCAAGGAAGTCAATTTCGTGGTGGTCGAGTACCTGGTCTGGCATCCAGCGCCCCAGGGAGTCTTTGAGGCGGCTAAGATCGCTTTTCACCGTCTCCATGCGCTTTGCTCGTGCGATGAGGTCTGCGCGAAGCTCGGGCTTCCCGTAGTAGTGGAGTAGGTCGTATGGGCCTGGTCTTGGGCCAATGCCCTTGAGCGGCTTCTTTGGCCCTACCGCGCGGGAGCCGGAGGGCTTCGGCCCTGCGACACCCTTGGGCGGCTTCTTCGGCCCTGCGACTCGCGTCCAGGTGTGGAAGCCGGAGGGCTTCGGCACGGCTTCGCGGTACCTCTTGCGCTGAAGCTTGGGATGCTCGGCGAGTAGCTCGCGTATCTGGGCTTGGTAGCCTCTGATCGCGGCCCGGGCTTTGCTCTCAGCCTCGCCGGTGATCGCAGCGACCAGTAGGCGTTTGTGCTTCCTGATCTCGCGCTCTAGGGCTCGCTGCCTCTGGCTCGCGTCGTAGGTCTCCGCGTCTCTAACGCCCATCGTGCCCGGCTCGATCACCGTCGCGCCCGGCAGGTAGAGGCCTTCGCTGTGCGTGCAGTTCGGGTGGTGCAGCCCGGCTGCTCGGGCTTCCTCCATCGTTCCGGCCACGTGGACTGTCACGTAACCATCGCCCACAGCTGAGGGCAGGCGGTGCACGCCCGCCGGGTACAGCCCGGTTAGCGACAGCACTTTGTCTTGCCAGGGCGCGCACAGCCTGCAGGTGTACGTGTTGCCCGTGACTAGCACTAGGTCCTCGCCTCGGGCGATTAGTTCACCCTCGTAGGCCGCGCGGAGTGAGTGAGCCGCGCCGGTGCGCGTTGCCATTTCGGCGTAGGTGTCGATATGCCACGTTCGCCCGGCTTTGTCGGTGAAGCCCTCGATACCGCGTGCGGCGAAGCCGTTCAGTGCGTCTTGCGTGGCTTTGCGGCGGGTGAGGACTCCCGTCGCGTTAAGAACGGCTGGCGTGGAGATGATCTGTTGGTAACTGTCGAAAGCATTACGCAGCGCCAGAGCGGGCAGGTCTGCAAGGACGCGGTGCAGATCGGAGGCGATTACTTCGAGAGCGCGAACGTTCGTGACGGGTACGCCGAGCGTTTCCGGATGATTCGCGAGGCGGCCCGCGAGGTCTCGCTCAGCCATGCCTTGGCCCGCCTCAGCCGCCTTATCCAGGGCCGCCTGCACGGTCGTTAGAACGTTCTTCCAGGGCTTGCCAAGCTGACGCTGCAGGCGGGCGTAGAGCGCGCCGTATCGGGCCGTCATGTCGACCTCGTAGCGGCTGCCTCCGCCCAGGCCTCGGTTCACGTCCCGCGCGATCTCCCAGATGAGCCTCACCTCGATTTGGGCGACCAGGTCGGAGACGGTCTGGGCGAGACTGTTCGCGTAGTCGGAAGGGTCTAGCAAGGCTGATAGTCTCCCTTCCAGCTACGTCAAGAGTTGAACGGCCTCCAGTCATCGGGCGATGAGAGCGGATGCTCACGCTGCAGGCGTGTGACTTCCTCCTGGATCTGAGTGTCATCCCAGTCAGGGTGTGCAAGCTCCACGCTGGTTTGGAGGCTGAGGGCTTCCACTCCTCGCAGCGTGGCCACCGTTTGGGCGTTGTCTGCGACTGTCGCCTGGTGGAGCTGTGGGAAGTCCACCGAGATATCCGTTTCATCCAGGCCAGGGGCGTTGAATAGTGCTCGGTCGGTGCGGAGCATCTTCACTAGCAGAGCTTGGACGGCTGGTTTTTCGCAGCGGATCTTGCGCGCACGGGTTGTCTCGGTTGTCGCTTGACGCGCTCGGACTTCCGTTGCGGTAATGTCAGTGTCTTGAACGTCGCCGAAGGTCGCGGTGGAGTAGCGGGCGTTGCGGATGATCTGGCGCGTCAGATCCAGCGCGGTTTGCTGGTGTTCTTGCCACCTGATCTGGAATTGCTGTGGTTCGGCAATCCCGCCGTCTTTGAGTGAGCCGAAGCCTTCCAGGGGTGTGAAGATCTCTCGGTCCAGGTCGAAAGCGGGCACCTCGTTGCCGCCGTTGCCAGAAGGCATTTCCAGCATGGAACGGTCAACGATGATACGCGCTTTAGCGAGGCGAACGTCTCGCATCCAGGCGCTGTAGGTTTCGTCGAGAGCGTCGAAAAGCTGTTCGCTGCCTTCCAGGTCGGAGCGGCCCATGTACCGCCCTTGCGGGTGGTGCCTCCAGCGCCTCTGCGGTGTCATGTTCGGGGTGTAAACCACGTTCAGACCAGGGGTGCGCGGGACGTTCAGTTCCGCCTGGTCGTTGACCAACATTGCTAGGGGAGCGGTCGAGGGATGCTCTGTCAGCGGGATCAGGCGGCCCAGGTTGGTGGAGGTTCCTTCGTAGAGTCCGTGCAGGATCACGCCGTTACCCGCAGCGTCTAGCTCGTGGCGCTCAAGGTGTCGGATGAAGTGCGAGCCGTCGGAGGCTAGATCAGTCCAGAACGTGACGGCGACCAGGCGGCCCCATCGGAACTCAGGCAGGGCTGCGTCTGCGTCAACCACGCTGAGGAACGGGCGGGAAAGAATCGCGGGATCCCAGGTTACGCGGGTGTATCGGCCTCCCAGGGCTGCGGCTGTCTCGGCTCCGGTAATCAGGGCTTCTAGCAGGCCGTCATCCTTGTATCGCTCGATCTGGTCTGAGGTGGCCTCGTTAACGGCCGTGATACGCGGAGGGGTGGAGTAGAGAAGATCAGCGGAGGTCGCGCAGATGTCCGAGGCGATAGGGATGTGTAGATCACCGCGCGAAGGCCCGCCGGTTGACGTGGTGCCACGATTACGGCCCCAGAAGAAGCGGCCCACGAAACCGGAGAGGTTGCGACGGTGGCGGGTTTGTACGTCTGAATCACTACGGTAGAGGCTCCACAACCTCTGCGGATCGCCGATCCACCACGCCTCCCACGTCCTCATATCGTCCAAGAGGGCCTGGTAGCCTGCGGGCGGCCACGGCGTATTGTGGTCAGGGAGTGGCAATGGTCCTCCTAGGTCTTGTAGCGTCTGTGGTCGACGCGGGCACGCCATTTGCGCTCGGTAGTTGCTAGGGCGTACCTGGCCGCGTCGAGACTGTGGTCAGCGGTCTTGATTGGTTTATCATGGCCTTGCAGCTGAGCCTTAGAGTCCCAGCTGTAGCCGGGTATCTCACCGATCAGTCCGGAGCATCTGTCTGAGATTTTCAGGCTTCCCGAGGCAAGAAGGCTGGCCATGAGGCGGATACCGTAGAGAACATCGTTATCCGCGTCGGTGAGTCCCCACGCGCCATCCTGGCGCAGCTGCACCTTGAAGCTCGCGGCGGCTGGGTCGACTATGATACGGCCAGGCACAAGGTCCATACCCGGCGCGTGCTCTTTCGTCTTTAGCCAGGTGAGAAGTCCATCGGATTGTTGCGCGTCGGTCCATGTTCCGTGTCCTCGGTTCGTGCGGTCGATCCGGTACTCATCCACGAGGTAGAGGATGTCATCCTCGCCATGTGCGAGGATCAGCCCGGCTGTGGGGTTCTGGGTGCCGTAGTCGACTCCCACGGCGTAACAGTCGGTCATCATCGGCAGGCTTTGCCAGGGGACAACGTGGGCCGAAGGATCCCACATGTCATAGACAGCGCCTTCTGCGGACACCCATTCGCCCTGGATGAAACGCCGGTACCACAGGCCCGTAAACTCTCGTTTCACGCTTTCGATGTACTCGGGTTCGAGGCCGGGGTTATCGTCCATGGTGAAATGATGGAAGGCCCAGTCAACCAGTGGCTCTTGGCCTCGTTCCCTGATCTGCGCCTCAGCGTTGCCAGGGCGCGGGATCCGGTCTATGAAGCCGGTTTTAAGCCAGTGAGACGGGCTGTCCGGGTTGGTGGTTGCGATCAGCTTCGCACCGGGCACACTAAGGCGGCCGCGTAGCTGGATGAAGAACGGCTCAGGGAGCAGCGTTGCTTCATCGACGTAGGCACCTGCGAGTGTCACGCCTCGGACTTTGTTCTCAGCTGCAGCGTCGTTTGCGCCGATGAGCTGGACTCGGCGTCCCATGATGACGGCTGTGTCTGACCGGGTGGAATGACGGCCGAGCGCTCCGGGTGCCAGCATCTCGATCACGTCGAGAACGTTTCGCTGGATCGTGGTTCGGGTTTTTCCGATGATGGCGAGGTGGCCTTTAGGCGCTTGTGGGATCCAGTGGAGGAAAGCCAAGAGGCTTGAAAAAGTCTTGCCACTTCGGATGGCTCCGTCCATGAGGATGAACTTGTAGGCGGGATTGAGCATGTCCTGCCAAGCCTGGATCTGCTTAGCGGAGAGTGACACGCTCGCTGCCCTCCTTAGTCAGGGGTCGAGGCTGCGGCGGCCTTGATGGAGTTTGAGAGCAGCTGCGTGAGCATGTCGTACGTCTCCTTGGCTTCGTCGGCGGCCTTTGGTGATTCCACGCCGTGCAGCTTCTCAATCTTGGTCATGATGGCGAGGCAGCGATCCATGGCGAACAGATCGCCTCGGACGGCTTTCTCGTAGGCCACGGCGAGCAGTTCGTCGCAGCGGTGGAGTTCGAGGTCTAGGACTTCTTCTGCGCGGTCGCGCGTGATGTCTTTGAGAGCGTCCTCGACGTATTTGTGCGCGGTGGCCACGCTGATTTTCATCGCCTTGGCAATCGCGCGGTATGGATAGCCAGCCAGGCGGAGGCCGAGGGCTTCGTGCATACGGTCTCGGCGTTCTTTTTTCAACCGGGTGGTTTTCGGGCCTTCGCGTCTGGGCACTGTCGCCTCCCTCCATAGGCATGAATAAACCCCGGTAAGCATCAACGCTAAACCGGGGTTGGAAAGTATGTTTACGGCCTCTAGCTACACTTCTAAAGCCATTAACATACTAGCAGGGTTCACGCGCTTTTCGCAAGCAACGACACGAGCGCGCCGACGCGATAAAGCGCCGGGCCAGCGCCGGTTTTACGCGGTGCAAGCTTCCCGCGCGCAATCCAGGTTTTCACGCTCCCCAGAGGCACAGGCCTGGCCGCGACAATCTCAGCCGCGCGCCTGGCCTGCTCGCGTGGCAGCCACATGTCTGCCAGCTGACCGCGAAGAGCATCCAGGGCCGCGTCCACATCGAACCTGGTCCCGCACGCCGGACAGGTGGCCACAGTAGCTTCCGGGAACACGGTCACGTCCTGCTCGCACTCCGGGCAGGGACCAACATACCGGCGCTCAGAGCGCACGGGGCTGGTGAGCATCTCCAGCCTGGCGAGAGAGTATGAAAGCTCATCAAAGAACTGCGGAGCGTCCGGCCACCTGCGGAGCCTATCGGCGCTGGACTGAATGATCCTCTTGGCCTGGTACCAGTCGCCGTTTACGTAGGGGACCATCGGGCACGCGAAGTTGCGGACTTCAATCACCCAGGTGTTCAGAGAATCCCTCATCTCGTCGATCTCGGCCATGAGGTCCACGCTCAGAGGCGGACGAGACGCGGCCGCTCCCGAGCCTCCCTGCGAGCCGTGAGAGGTGAGAGAGTAGAAAGCGTCTTCCATGAGGGAAGGGAGGTTAGAGACGAGGCTTGCGATCCGGTTAGCAGCGCTCCGGCTGATCGTCTCGCCTCTGGCGATAGCCTCGCCGGTGATCGGGCAGTAGTTGGCGTTAGACATGGTGGCTCCTTAGATGGTGGTGTTGTGGGACATGAGTTCTGCCTTCACCGCGTCGATGAGGGCAGACTGGGTTACGTCTTTGGTTTCAAGGGCTTTGATGACTCGCTCGTCTATCGTTGAACGGGCAACAAGGTGGTGGATGGAGACCGGGAAACGCTGGCCTTGACGCGCTAAACGCGCGTTAGTCTGTTGATACAGTTCGAGGCTCCAAGGCACCGTGTACCAGACCAGGTGGTGACCGCCTTCCTGCAGGTTCAGGCCATGCCCGGCAGAGGCGGGGTGGATCAGACCAACAGGGATACGCCCGGCGTTCCAGTCCCTCATCGAAGCCGCGTCTGAGAGCTCGCGCGCCTGGGGGAAAGCCTCTAGCAGACGTGCCAGGTCGGACTTGAACCAGTAGGCCACCATGACCGGCGAGCCGCTGGCAGCTTCGATCAGCTCGCCCAAGGCCTCGATTTTCGCACCGTGGACTAGCTCTGCAGTGCCCTGCTCGGTGTAGAGACTTCCCGAAGCAAGCTGCATGAGCTTGTTCGATAGGCCTGCCGCGTTCTTCGCGTCTACAAGGCCGCCTGGCAGGCTTAAGAGCATCTGCTCGCCGAGTTGCTTATAAGCGCGCCTGGCAGGGGCTGGAAGATCGACAGGCACCACTGTGGAGGTGACAGGTGGGAGGTCGAGGTGGTCTACCGCGCTCATCGACAGCGTGATGTCGTTAATCCGGGCGTAGATCGCCAGGTCTGCATCGTGCTTCAGCTTCCAGGTGAAGATCTGAGCCGCGCTGCGCTTATCGGGCTGGAAGAACTCATCCCGGTAGTGGGTGAGAAAGTGGCCGAGCCTCTTACCGCCGTCGATCAAGCGGAACTGCGCCCAGATGTCGAGCAGACTGTTAGGGGCAGGCGTACCGGTCAGGGCAACCATCCGTGTGATTTTCGGCAGCACCGACTTCAAAGCCTTGAACCGCTTTGACTGGTGGTTCTTGAATGATGAAGATTCATCGAGGATCACCATGTCAAACGGCCAGGCTTTCCCGTAGTGCTCCACCAGCCAGGGAATAGTGTCTCGGCCTACCGTGGTGACCAGTGCTCCGCTCTCGATAGCCTTAGAGCGCTGCTTCGCGTCTCCCACGGCGCAGGCCACGTCCAGGCCTGCCAGGTGGTCCCACTTCGCTGCTTCGTCCGCCCAGGTGTCGCGAGCGACTCGAAGAGGGGCGATCACCAGGACGCGGGAGACCTCGAAGCGATTGAGGGCCAGGTCTTGGATCGCTGACAGGGTGATAACCGTCTTGCCCAGGCCCATATCGAGGAAGAGCGCGCAGCGTGGGTGCTCCACCACGTAATCAATCGCGGCGCGCTGGTAGTCATGAGCCTTGAATCGCATCGCACACCGCCTCTACCTCGGAGATGTCATCAAGGACTATGCAGGTTGCGCCCAGGCCTCGAAGTTGTTCGATCCTGATCGCCTGGACTGGCCGAGGCTTTTCGCCCGGAGCCTTGACCTCGACAAAGCCGATGTGCCCACCGGGCAGGATCACCACCCGGTCAGGCACACCGACCGTCGAGGGTGAGGTGAACTTCCAGCACACACCGCCTTTGGCGCGCACCGCTTGGACTAGTTTTTGTTCGACTGTTTTTTCTCGCACACCGGCCTCCTCCGCCGTGTGCTCTGACAACAAGGGCAACAAGAATTTCGGGAAACTTTGAAAAGCCCTATATATACGTGTATATGCGCCTATACGGGGGTATGTATATGCCCATTTACTCTATATAGGAATTTCTTGTTGTCTTGTTGTCAGAGACTTATTTTCCATTGGTGTTTAGCGGTTTTTACCGGCAACAAGCTCCGGAACAAGCTCCGGAACAAGTAAGTTTTCAACTATTCTTGTTGCCAGAGCGTCGCTCGGAGCTTGTTGCCAAAAACCGAGCTTGTTGCCAGAACGGCAGAGCTTGTTCCGTAGCTTGTTGCTAAAAAACATCTTTTTTCGACGCTTCCGGGGGCCTTATAAAAGCCCTCTGCCGTCCATACGGGCCTCGGTGGAGGGGGTTCTTTCCGGCCTCCCAGCCGAGCCTCTTCAGCGCGTTTCCGATCCAGTAAGAATCGCGTCTAGATAGGTCCGCCTGACGTTTGTCGAGACACTCGCACCAGATCTCAATCACGCTGACACTGTCACGCTGGACCAGCTCGCGAGGCTGCGAGTCTGGAGCAATACCCATGAACCAGTTACGACGCTCCGAGGCGCTGAGCTTCGCCCAGTCTGAGGTGATCTGTCGGTCCAAGAACTCGGCGATCATGCCCACACGTTCGTCAACCTCGATAGCGTCACGCTGACGATCTTTCGCCATCCGGGCGACCGCGCCCGTCAGGTGCAGCGGCTCGCCTGCGCGCTCCAGCGTCACAGCCTCGCTCCAGATCTGGGCCACATCCCGGTCGGTCAGATCCCAGGGCTTTGCGATGCAGTCTCCGGTCACATCAACCGGCCACATACGGCGGGGGCGCGCCCCGCCCGGGAGGGGGCCGTCCCCCGGATTCGTTGTGCCGAAAAACACGCACTGCCTCGGGTGGCGGGAAACTCGGCGCTCGTATGCCCCACGGTAGATGTCGTCCTGGCGCGAGAGGAAGGAACGCAAAGACTCTGTATCAGCCTTCCTCATCCCTGCGAGCTCGCCGAACTCATGGATCCAGAAGCCTTGGAGCTTCTCGGCCGCCGTCTTGTCGCGCGTGTCTGCTAGGGACAGGGAGTCGTTGAACCAGTCTCCGCCGAGGCGCGCGATCAGCGTTGACTTTCCAATACCCTGCGGGCCTGCCAATACCAGCATGGTGTCGAACTTGACTCCCGGCCTCTTCGCGCGGCGCACGGCCGCGCAGAGCAGCTTACGTGTCACGGCGCGGGTGTACTCATCGTCCTCCGCGCCGAGATAATCAACCAG